AATACTGTTTTTAACCTTATCAAGCATTTCAACAGTTTTCTGCATTTCTTGATTATTCCCATAAGCAAAAGTAATCGGATTGTGAATCATAAATAAAGCATTTTTAGGCATTCTTACAGTATCACAGGCACTTGTTATAATAGTTGCGGCACTCGCTGCCAAACCATCAATATTTGCCGTCACTTTAGCTTTGTGATTTTTAAGAGTATTTGCTATTGCTACAGCACTGAATACACTTCCACCTGGACTATTTATGTGTAAAGTAATATTTTCCACATCTCCAAGGTTTTCTATATCTTGTTTAAATACCTTATCAGATATATCATCCCAATACTCATCGCTTCCTATGCTCCCATAAAGTATAAGTTCCGCCGTTTTTTCTTTCTCATTCTTCACTAGATTCCAAAATTTTAGTTGTTTCGCCATTTATTACCACTCCTTTCTTCTCGAATAATTTATTTTCCTTCGCAAGCATTCCTACATTTAATTCAAAATCCCCACCATTAAGTTCCGCTGTTTCCCTAGTTCTAGTTGACAATCCGTTATTTATCCTAATAACTGCAGCATTGGCTTCTTTCAACGGGTCTATTTGACCTTGTGAAGGTCCATTCCATTGTGATTTACTCCAAGCCTTATCTATAAGAATATCCGTTCCATAATTTTTTAAATCTATTCTTCCAAGTAAAAAGGCTTCGTTTAGCCACTCTTCGTATACTATTTGTGTAAAATTAGCAGCAAACCACTCTCTACGCTTCCTAAACATTTTCCATGCTTCCAAAAGTGCTGCTCTACTTGCACTGTAACTAGAAGTAAAATTTTTAATCAACAACTCATAAGGAACTTCCAAAGCACTCCCTATTTGTCTTAAGATACTTGTAACAAATGGGTCAAAATTTGTATTAGGACGACCAGGATTAGCTGTATTTGCTTTTTCTCCTGGATTAAGACCTACTACCATTCCTGGTGCAAGCTCTATTGTAGTATCATCTTCACCATCTACTAGAAGATCATTTCTTACAGATTCTAGTTCTCCAGTATCAGCACCTTCTATGTTATTAGCATCACTTTCAATAAATACTGCATATAATCCACTTATTACCGCAGCCGTCAATTCTGCTTCTGTATAATTTCCGAGTTGCCTCAAAGGTTCAATAACTGGTGATAATACAGGGATACCTCTTATTTGCTCAGGTCTTTCAGTAAACAACAAATGAATTAAATTTCTTTGATTTTCATTACCATATGTTTTTATATATTTTTCTGTAACTAATCCAGCTGCATCTAAAGGATGTTCAGAGGAAATATAATACCCTTCAATACGACCATTTTTATCAATTTTTACGCCTTCAACTACGCTTTTATCCGATAAAAGACTATTCGGAGTGTAAACTCTATCTGGTTCTAAAACTTCCAATTTTAAATTATAAGGTTGTTTTGGTGTCTCAAAATAATTTAACTTAATAAAACATTCACCGTTCATCAAAACAGTCAAAAATACTAGTTCTTGCAATTGATAAAAATTCATGATCCCCAAATTATCTATTTTGTCATTCGCCCATAAATCAAATTCTCTTTCAATTAAATTTTCTACTTTTTCAGCTTCTTCATCGTTTATTCCTATAGTTTCATTATCAATAGCTGCTTTTAATCTCAACCCGCTACCTATTACATTTGTATTAATGGTTTTAAGTGCACCAGTAGCCGTAGCCACTCCCATATGCAAATCTCTTGAACGCTCTACAAGTTTTTTTCGATTTTTATAAATATCTTTTTTTACTCCACCACCTGTGCTTTGCCAACCTATCATGGTTTTTTTAGTAGTTGAAGCTCCATGATTAGAATATCCAGTATTCAATATTTCTATTTTTTTTCTAGCGTGATATCTTTCTATTCCTTTTTTTGGATCAATTGCCATCACAATTCTATCTATTAGATTCATAGACACCTCCTATCCTATATACTTCTGTGCACTCCGATTTTTACTCGCCTGTTAGATTTTCTATCTAGTTTATTAAGCTCATTTTCCCAATAAGCTCTACCTATTTGAATTTCTTTTAAATCTAATCTCGTCAACTCGCGAGTTCCTATTTTATAACTTTTACCAGAAAGTAATGCATCTTCTGCATCTAAATATTTCTGTAATTTTTTTTCTATGATTTCTCTCGAATATCTTGAAATTGGCATCTTACCTCCTTATTTAATTCCTTTAGAATATATTTTTCTTTTTCTAATAACGGTTTTTGCTCTCATATTACCAGTTGAATATCTTTTTTCAAGATTTGGATTAGCTATTCTCAGTGCGGCAAGAGCATAATTTCGTAAATCCAAAGGTTCGTTTCTTCTCCCGCTAATTATCTTCCATTCAGTTTTTCTAATACCTCTTTTAACTACATTCACTCTTTTTTCACTTGTCAATCCTTTAAAGTAAGCTTCATCATAACCTTTTTCTGATTCTATAGGGTAATGAAAATAGTATTTTCCAGCAGTCTCAATCTGCAATCTTGAAAATATCGTATCTTTCCCACTGTCTACCCCTATCGGAAATAAGGCAATATTTCCTTTGTTGTTTCTACTAGGTTTTGACACAAGTTCACGAGTTCCCGCCATACCTTTTATAGCAAATACCCTTCTATGCTCTCTTATTTTTACAAAAGCATATACTTCAGAAGTAAAATGTCCACCTGAATCTATACAAGTACATAATATCTTTATTTTTTCACCATTTTTATATGGGTATTCTTTATCTAAAATTTCATCCAATTCATCCCAGACAAAACTCTCACCAGGATTTCCGTAAATAGTCCCATATTTAATACCATAACATTCCTCATCTTTTGCCCAGCCTACTATTTCGTATTCCAATCTATTATCTTGAACATCTACTCCACAAGTTAATACATTTACATTTTCAGGTATTTCACAATGATAATATTCACGCCTATTAAGTATTTTCTGCCAATCTAAAGTATCTTCTTTTTCTTCAAAAGTTTCCGCCAGTACTGTATTCGTAAATACTTTCATCATTTCAACATTTCCTTTCGACCTTTGAAAATTTTCCTTTATATCTTTCCAATCACTCCAGGAACTGTAAAATTCATTAAGATGAAACGAACGAATTTTAAAATTAATATCCCCGTCTTCATCTTTCACATCAGGATTTTCTGCTAACCATTCGCCGTACACCCTATTCTTCTTCCAGCTAATTTCATCAGAAATCTCACCACAATCCTCACATTTCATACCACAAGTTTCAAAATCAAAATTTTTCCAAACAAATTTTTGATAACTTCCACAACAAGGACAAGGTACATAAAAACTTTCTTGCGTTCCAATTTGAAACATTGAATCTATTTTACTATCACCTTTTACAGTAGGAGTTGATACTAGCACAATTTTTCTGCTGCCTTTAAAAGTTTGTGTTCTTTTTATTGCTAATTCAACAGCATCTCCCTCATCCCCAACTGATTTTTCAAATCTATCCACCTCATCAGCTAAAATTACTCTTATTGGTCTACTTGCTAATTCACTAGCACTCCCTGATCCAGTAAAGACAACATATCCTCCTGAAAATTCTTTGATTTTTTTTGTATCTCTTCCAGTTTCTTCGACAATTATTTTATTTCTCAATCTTGGAGTACTTCTTACCATATCCATAAATCTAGTCGAAGCAAATTCTTGAGCAAACTCTTTTGTAGGCATTAGATACATAATTGAACTGGGCAAATAATCAATAAAATAACCCAATGTATTCAATGAAATCTCAGTTTTTCCTACCTGTGCTCCCATTTTTAGTACTATCATTTCTGTTTTACTATCTGAAATCGCTTGCATTATTCCACGCTGATAAGGTGCTCTGTCAGTACTCCATCTTCCAGGTTCTGCACTTGATTTAGAACTTAATATTCTATATTTATCAGCCCATTGGTCTATTGTAAGTTTAGGTGGAGGAGCCAATTCTTTTAAAATTTCTGAAAATAAATCTATCGTTTTCTGTTTTATCCCTAATTCTTTGAATACATCATTGCCCTTCTTCATCTTCACTATTGACATACTCCTTATTTTTCAAGAATTTACTCCTATCATATTCAGATAACTCCAGTAAAACACTGTTAATATTATTTGTTATTATTTCCTGTATTTCACCTAAATTATCAATACCAATGACAAGTGGTGCTAATTTATATGGTATCGTCTGCAACTGACCTTTAAATCCTGAAATTATATTATTCATTACTCTTTTCACATCACTTGCTTCATGCAAATCAGCTTCAAGTATTTTGATTTTGATATTTTCTTTTCTATCCCTAGTTTTTAAATATTCTATCTCATTTTTTAATTTTTCTTCCTGAAGTTGTTGTGGTGTACTCTCAATCTCTTTCAAATAATTAATATAACTCCTGATACTTTCATACAACAAATACTTCCCTTTGTCGTTCTTTTTTATAATCCCTTCTTGAGACAACCGCTGCAAATGTCTTTCACTTAAACCTATGACTTTCGCTAACTCTTTTAACTTAGTTGTCTCATTAAAATCAATTACATTTACCAATAAATACCACCTCCTTAAGTCATGACAAAGTTGTGAAATTTAACAAAAAATTTACACAAGTCGGGCTCTCGCCAGACCCGTAACGCTCAAAATTCTCTCACAGTACCTTTTTAGTTTTTAGACAAAAAAGAGCCGACTTATAAATAGACTATTTCTAATCTACATATAAATCGGCTCATAATCACTTTTACTCTTGCCTTTATTCAATTTTTACCTTTTTAGTTCTTTTTATTTTCTTATTTTCAAAAACAACAGTCATTTCTCTTTCGCCTTTTTTATTTATTTCGTTTAATAAATCGCTAATAAATATAAAAAGTTTTTTGTTGCTTTCAATTGCTTTTATCTGCTCTTTAGTAAGCATTTTACCTCCTTATTATACCTTATTTTATCAATATTTGCAACCCTTTCACACCCTGATTGCAAAAAATTTTATAATCCAAATCAATCCATAAATCACAAACAAATTTACAATCATAGCAATCAAAAATGCTATTATATTGCTTATATTAAATTTAAATGTTTTTGCTTTGTTTTTAAATATTATAACTAATCTATATATGTATCTTACTAGCACTAATACAGCCGTTACTGTAATTAGCCCATTTATCATTCTCATTATTATTCCCATTTATTCCTCCTCTGTTATCACGATTGCATTATCAATTGTAACTCTGCGATTATTCTCACTTATTAAGTTTAATGATATTCTTCCGCTCTCATCCGAATCTCTTACTCTTATCATTCCTTTATATTCTTTTAAGAGTTTCCCGTCTAGAGTATAAACCGTTACAGTTCTTTTTAATCCACTTGTATCGCTTTTCCAATCTTTTTGACTGTCTTCCCATCTTGCACAACTTCCTAATAATCCTAAAATTGCAATTCCTAATAATATTTTTTTCATTTCAATTCCCTTTCTTAAATTATTTAATCCATGTTGTCACCCACATACCGAATGCAAAACTCACAACTAATTTAGCTAGATCTAAAAAATCTTTATTTGTTCAATTTGCACAACACCTATAAATGTAATTATAAAGCAAAACACTATCCTCATTATTTTTTTTGACATTTTCAAATCCTCCTATTTCTTTTTATACTTGTCTTTATTCAATATTTTTTCAAAACTTGCTTTATTTTCATCTTCCTTGTTCCATAAACTCCAATTTAATTTTCTCCAGTTTTTTAAATTGAATTGCATTCTATCCTTGTTTTTCATACTTCCTCCTAATTTCTATCGTTTTCCCGACATCATCCAAACGTTCTTAATACCATTTTGCTGACATCAGCAATATGCTTTTTGTTGACTTCAACAAAATGATTTTATCCTGGATCTATTATTTTCAATAAAAACTCATATTTCTAATAAAAAACGACTTTTCACGACTGTCATTTTTCCTTATAAATACTACATTTCGAGCTGTTATTACAGCCAAAACGACTTTCTGCGACTGAACTTTTATTTCTTCTTTATAATCCCTCTATAATACCCATCTTTCAATTTTTTCCTAAATAACTTAAAGTGATTAGGATAAACTCCCAACAACTCATAAACCAACTGTGGATTCAACCATACACCTTCGATATGATACTTCTCTTCAAACTCCTTTTGACCTTTTTCATGAAACTCATTGTGATGAATTCTACATAAGCTCATGAATGGTGTTTTCAGCCCGTCATCATTTTCATAAGTTCCCGCTGTACTTGCAATTGTATTCCAATGATGTAAGTCTGCTCCTTTTCTCCCGCAAATCGCACACGTCTTTGCTCTCAGACAAGCTATAACATACCTCTCAGTCGTTTTATCTATGTTAAGTATAGTTTTATACCTGTTGTCTTGTTTATTGAGTATATACAAGTTTATTTCGTTTTCTAGAGCCTGTTCTATTATAAACGCTATAAAATCATTTGCCATTTCCATATCACAACTTGCTGTTGAAAATTTTTCCAAATCTCTACTTAATGCAAATTGTTCTTTTTGATATTCTTTCATATCCTGCATTGTCCATCCAAGCTCATCTGCAAACTGTTTCAAAAGCACATGAATTAATCCGTTTTGTGCTTTTGTAAGTTTTTTTATTGGAATAACTGTAATTTTAAGTTTTCTTAAATGTTCTTCAAATTGATTTTTTAAGCCGGGATAAATTTTTTCAACAGCTATTGTTACTACTAACTCATCTTTTAAAATTTGAGCGTCTGCCATTTCTATCCTTTCTTTCTTACAAATTTTATATTTTCAAAATATTCTGGATTATTCTGGCAAAAAGATACTTCACCTTCTGATAAATGTTCGCCTTCTCTTAATTTCCATTTTACAAAACTTATTTTCTTTTTTGTAATTTTATTTATTTCATTTTCCATTTTTCCTCCATTTTAAAACTTTAAAATATAGTTTCAATGTTTTTTCATACTTATAATATATTTTTATCGTTCTTATTGTATAAATTTTGATATTTTTATATTTTATTTACCATTTGCATAAAAAAAATCACAGCTAAATTAATAACTGTGATTTCTATTTTTTATTTTTAGAATTGCTCCAAATTAAGCTACCCAGCCCCAATGAAACAGAACTGACTATCGTAGCATAACCACCGATTTCTTTTCCTATAAAGACTAATGCAAATCCTCCAACAAGCATTGTGAACAGCAGTATAAAGCCTAAAACTTGTCCTCTTGTATTATGTTTTATATCAAATTCTAGTGCTTTTTTTCTACATAAATGAATATTTTCTTGTTCTTTCTTATCCAGTTCTTGCTTATTTTTTAATTCATCTTCCGTCATCTTTAAAATTCTATCAGTTGCTCCTGGACAGTTTCTCTCATAACCATCAATTACACTAGGTGGCGGAATTATTCCTGAATATTGTTCTATTTTCTTCTGCTGAACCAGCATTTCTTTAGTTTGCTTTTTATTTGCCTGTTTTTTCAGCTTGCCCATATTGTTCTACCGCTCCTCTTATTGCCATCCCTACATTATTCCAACCATTTTGCAATGATTTTTTTACATCTTTTTCGTAAGTTGACGGATATTTTTCTAAAATATTTGAACTTGTATCACTAAATAGGCTTGCTATTCCTGATATAACTCCATTAATTTTTTTCATGTTCTCTTCTCCTTCTTAGCATATCCTCACTGCAACTAAATTATATCTTAAAAGTAGCAAAAGTGCAACTTTTTTTGACATTGTAAAGTAAAATATTACAAATCACAGTTATTATTCAGTTGTCATTGTCCTTTTATTAATCCAATCAATTTCTTCTATTTCAATTTCTCAATTCTGCTTTTTCTATCCAGTTCTGCACATATGCTAATGCTTCAGTTAAGTCCTTTCTCTTAATATCACGATAACTTGCAACTCCAAACCTGTCCTTTAAATCTCTGTAAATTGCTGGAAACATTAAATTTCTGTCAGCATCTATCACATCTAGTCTTTGATAAACTCTTGTTGCTATTGTTTTCTGCAATTTTCTTTGTTCCGTATGGTCTATTCTTATCTCATTGTCAACTTTGTTTTCTACAACGTCAATTCTATGTTTAACACTCTTCATTTCATTTGCCTGCAATATGATCATATCTTCTATTGTCATTGGTTTTTGAAGTTGTTCAATCTTTTCAATAAGTCTAAATCTTGTTTCAGCATTATATCTTGCCCCAAGTTGCAGCACTCCTTTGTAATTCAAAAGAAACATCGGTTGACTTCTGTTAAAATTATCTATATAGGTGGTTGGCTGAAAAATTAGCCGACCTCTTTCCTCTCCTAATTTACTGATTTCATCTCTAATATCAGCTAGAATATTTTTGTGTTCTTTTCCTACTATTTGTGCCACTTCCAAACTTGTCAATGTGTTTCTGCTTTCTATGTTCATTAATTCATTCATCAATATTCCTCCTAATTTTTTCTTATGCACTTTAACTTGTACATGCACAAGTTAATAACTTTCTTTCGTTCTCTCGTTCATATTCTTAAGCCACTTCTCATGATGTATTTGTAAAAACTCTTCTTGAGAAACATCTAAATTTTCTAATATTTTCCCGACTAACTCAAACCATATACTTAAAAATTCAAGATTTAAAATATTACTTAATTGAACTAAATTTTCTTCTATTTTATCACTTAGAACAACTGCCCCTCCTAAAAATTCGCTCCAAACTGTTTCACTCAAGAAATCCTGTCCTTTCTTATTATTTTTAAGACTTAATGCAAAATGCATGCAATCACTTAATTCTTCTAATGTTTTTCTTTTGTCCATCTCTTTAAAATTATTTTTCCAGTAACACCATTTTGGCTTTAATTCGTGAATAAATTCGCCAACCTCATCTATATAAGCCACTCTAATTTTGTTAGGATCAATTTCTTTCGTCCCCATTTTATCTTTAAACTTCTCATCCAGCATTGCCTGTCTTCTCAGCAATTCCTTTATATCAAATGTTTTTAACGCTTCCATTATTTAATTTCCTCCATTTTATTAAAAATCTCTTGCATAATAAATTCTTTCACAAGTGTTGTTTTTTCAATTTCGTTTCCAATGCTATTTGAAACAGTTTCAAAGCCTTTGTTCAATGTTTCAAATTTTTCTATTACTTTATTTTGGGTTTTGATTATCGGGAGTTTTATTTCCATCAGTTCAAAGTTTTGTTTTGAAATTCTTTGAACTTTTACTCCTGTTGCTTTTTTAAAAACTTGTTTTCTAAAAAATTCCGAATAATTTATGTAAAACGAAATATATTTAAGATTTATCAAGCCTTTAAAACTTTCTTTTAAAGTTAAAACTGCAACATAGCCATTTAAGGCAACTTCTTCCGTTCCGACATATAACACAGCTCTTCCTATATGCTTTTTGCTAAATTCCTCAAGACTTACTAAAATATCATTTACGCTCATTTTATTTGATACTTTGAATAGCTCTTTTGAAACTTTGGTTTCAATATTTTCAACAGTAATATCATATTTTCTTGATACATCGCTGAAGAATATTGCTGGATATCCATTTTCAACTATATCTTTTCTTCCGAAAACATCTTTTTTACTGTTGAATCTTATATCAAATATATCAATAAGTCTTACTGTTGCAATGCTGTAAACAGACTGAATAACTTCAATTGCTTCTCTTGCGATGTCATCGAACTGCATTTTTTACTTCCTTTCAACTGTTTTTCAAATTTATCACATATGATCCTAACCTTTTTTATATTTCCGAGTACATCTATATCAGCTCCTAGTTCGGATTTCAGAAATATTTCAATTTCAAGGTTTTTTTTAAAACTCCTTATCCAACCTTCGGAAATAGTTTTATTGAGTTCATCTATATTAATTTCTTCTTTTTCGATAACTTCATGCGGAGTTTCCCATCTGAAGTTTTCAGAAATTTCAGAAATCTCATGATGTATTTGCTTTTTTAATTTACAGTCATATATTTCCTGTTCTAGTTCCCTTGATATTTTTTCTTTGTCTATAACAATGAAAATTACTTCTATTGAAGTGTCATCAAAGGCATTTCTTATTAAATTTAATTCAGTTAAATTATTTCCTACCAATTCCCTGAATTTTTTCTCTGTTTTTCTGTAACATACTCCAGGAAAAAGAATATAAAATGCAAATCTTTTTGTATATTTAAGTGATTTTAAAACAAATATGTCATCAACTTTTCCACTCTTTTTCTTCATCTGTTAAACCTTTAAACTCTATCGAAAAAGGCGGATTCATAACGACAGCGTCTGCTATAAAATCATTTCTGTTGTAGTTAAAAAAACTTTTTATCTCTAAATCTGTATCTTTGTAATTCTGTCTTGCAGTTGATACAGATTGTTCCTGAATATCTACACCATAGACTTTGGAAGGGTTTATAAATTGTTCTAGTTGCCCGCTTCCAACAGCACCATCAAATATTGCAGGATTGTCAATTTTGATATATTTTTTTACTTTCCTAGCCAAATACTGCCTTAATTCCGTTCCTGTGATATATTCAGCAAGTTTTTTGGCTATTTTTCTGTTGTTATGTTCCTTAAAGCTCAAATATTTCCTCCACTTCTATTTCCACTTTATCAAATCCACAGCCAACTAACTTTTTCACGTTAAGTTCTTCAATTTGCGAATCATCTTCATAAATAATTTTAGTCATTGAATCCAAAATCGCCTTATTATAGTTGTCTATATCTCTTTTTCTTTTATCCTTGAAATAAAGCCGTATATGGACTTTTAAACCATTAACCAAAGGTTTATACCTAAATTGTTTTTTTAGCTCATCACAGGATAAATTTTCAAAGATTTTGCCCCTTTTGGACTTGTATCTTCCACTCGGTTTATTTATCCATAACGAATTTACAGATGGCGGCATTGTGGATAATTCCAGCTTAATCACTGTAAATCACCTCATGTACCTTTAAAATTTTCAGAGGCTCTTCAATTTTCCAAGGACATTTAATATCAGCAATTAAAGTTGTACCTTTGCTGAAACTATAATATCCTTCTTGCACATCGTTCCAAAACCTATCATCTATAATTTCTGTGTTCCCATATAAGTCCTCGTTGTGATATAATCTCCAGCCTTTACGGTCATTAAAATCTACCGCTATTACTTTTGCTTTTACATTTTCTTTTAGCATTTATTTCCTCCTATCAGCATTTTTTCTCTAAGTTCACTAAAATCAACTGCTCTAACTTCATTTCGCGGCTTATATTCCAGCTTAATAAAATTAAGATTTTCAGTATTTTTTATGCCGACACTCGCATAAGTGACAAGTTTCGGTTTTGCTTGTCCAATAATTTTGTATGTGCCTATGTAATAATTTTTTGTTTCGTATGGATTTTCTAAAAAATCCTTGTAAATTCCATCAAACTGAAAATTTAAAAAATTATCAAATTCAACTTTGTCCATTGTGCAAATTCTACGCCAACCAAGGAAATCAATTACAGCATGAAGGCCTTTGTCCTCAAAAGCCACCATTCCCGAACTGCCGACTTTTCTAACCCCTTCAATTAACATTTTTTTAGCTAAAATCACTTGATGTTCGATGTTAGCAGTTTTTTTAGCAACTTCTAAAATTTCAGCTGGTTGTGGTATAAATCCGCTTTTTCTCGTTTTTAAGATTTTAACAACTGCTTCTGCAAATTCTTTTTTAGTCAGCTCATTTGCAATTGTCAAAAAATAAATAGTTGCGACACTTTCCTTGTCTTTTGTGTTTGGATAAGCTGCTAAAAGCAGTTTAAATACTTCGTTAAATTCTTGATTATTCATTTCCCGTCAATCCTCCTAATAAATTTGCAATGCTTTCGTTAGTTACTCCAACAAAGTCTTTTTCTTGTTCTTGATAATTACTTGATTTTTTTTCTTTTTTAGAATTACTAATATTTTCTTTATCGTCATAATTTCCTTCAAGCACTTTTAAAAAATTCGATTTGTTAGTAAACCAGTCGAATGATATTTGCCACCCTGTTTTATTGTTTCCTTGCAAGAAATTAGATGTACGGATTTTTCTCATAGCCTTTAACATTTCTTCCAGCGAATACTCTTTTAGCAAATTGTTAATAGCTCTCTTTCGATTGTTAGTTATTTTTAATTGTTTACCCGATAAATCAAATTCGTAAGCAATTTTTATCCATTTGTTTTTTATTTTTTCACACGATTGTGAAAATTCATTTTTCACATGTATATTATTATTTAATATATTAGTATTATTATAATTATATATAGTATTATTATTTGTCGGATTTTTTTCCGAGTTATTTTCTTGTTTTTCGGATTTTTTTCCGAATTTGCTCGGATTTTTTTCCGAGTTTTCTTCAAAAGACGGATTTTTTTCCGAATTATTTTCTTTAAATTCATTCCAAGTTTTACCTTTTGCAGTAATTCTTATTAAATCCTTTTTACCTTGTTTAATATATTCAATAAGTCCTTTTTCTTGTAGTGCTTTCAAATTTCTGTAAACAGTATCAGACTTTTCAAAAAACATTGGCAGTTCATCTAATATCAAATTTCTTGATACAAAATAATATGTTTTATTCTCAATAATTTCTTCTTTTGCCCAAGCAGGTGCTTCGTAAAGCAAAGAAAATAAAATTCCTTGAGTAGCGTTTATTTGCCACTCCATACATTTCGCATTGTTTAAATATGTTGAAAATCTCATCTCTTTCCTCTCCCTACATCTTGTGTTCTTATCAAATTTATGTTATAATTAACACAAGATATAGTATTTTATAAATTTTTGTTAGCGCTCTTCGGAGTGCTTTTTTTGTTTTATTCTTTTAATCTTTTAAACTCGTTTTCTATCATTTTTTCTATTATATAAAACTCATCTTCAGTTACTCTTTCATCTTCAATTATCTTCAAAACTTTTAGACTTATATCATATATTCTTTTTATATTTTTTTCTGGTTCAATATATAATCGTTGAACCCTCGGATTCGACGGTCTGGGAGTTGTCGGCTTAGGATTTGTACCTCTTATTCGCATTTTTTTACCTCCTTTTTTTGTGATATAATATTAACAAAAACAAAGGAGAACTATTATGAACTCTATTGATTTGAAAATATTAAAATATATTTCTGAAAAGAAAAAAGTTAGATGTAACGATTTATTAAAACAATTCAATTATCATTCAAGGGATGTTTTGGATATAAGGATCAATAATATTCTTGAATATGTTTCAAATTATTACGACAATAACATTAATGACGATATTATCGAAATTAATCCTAACGGCATCACTTTCCTTGAAGATTTTAAAATCGAACGTAAAAATAAATTTATTGCTGAACTTAAAATCTTTTCACTTAAAATCTTAACTTCTATTTTTGTTCCAATAATAACAAGTATTTTAACAACGATTGTTATGTGGTATCTAATAAACCATTGGAAATGGTTCGCTTTGATTTTTAAAGCTACTAACTAAAGTATCTAGCCAAAATATATAATGTTATTATTGATGTTGCTACTGATAAAATTATTTGTAGCAATATTTTTTTCCAGTTCATTTATCTCATCTCCCTTATTTCATTTTTACCCCCTTTTGAGTTATAATAATATCGCCAAATAAAATTAAATACACAAGAAAGGAGGTGTTATTATTTTTATTGTAATAATTTTTGCAGCTGTATATATAGCGGTATTTTTAGCTATATTAAAAGATAAACCCATTAATTATTTTTGGATGACACTTGCAGTCTTGACAGTAGTCTGCTTTTTTCCAATATATTATCAAATTGAATTTTCAGAAGAAGAACTAAGTATTCTTTTAACTGTAGGCAGTATGTTCCTTGCTCTTTCTACTTTCACAAAAAATCATAAAATTATTAAAGCCTCTGTTATGAATTTTTTATTCGTACTTATCAACTATCTTGTAGTTATTGCAGAAAAAAGACGTTCTGAAATAATTGAAGTAAAATTTATCTTTACAATTTTTATAATGCTATCAATTGTTTATTTTATTATAACGTTAATAAGACATTATTTAGATGAAAGTAATTGAGGCTTGTGGCTATCAATCTGGACATTTTGAATCTAATAACATAAAAAACCAGAAACTTAGTATAAAAAATATGCTATAAACTAAACGAGTATCTATTTTATCTCCATATAAGGATGTGATAGATAAAAATAAAACGAAATTTAATACGTTTAAAAATGCTATATTACGATACCTACATAGCTTATGATTATATTTTATTTTAATTCTTTTTTCTATTTCATCCTTATCCATGCGTTCTGATATATTCTCTTTTGCATCTGCTCCAATAATTTCACAAAACTTTTGATATACTTCCAAATTACTTATTTCAATTGTTAATATATATTTCTTTTTTTGCTCCTCTATTTCTTCCATCCCTACACCTCCTTTCTTTTCTTTTGGATTGTAATTCAATCATTATTAAAATAATTACATCTTTAGTGAAAGGAGTAATTATTATGGAAAATAATGATAAAAAAATAGATGAATTATTTGATTTAATGAAAAAAATTATCAAAACAATCAAATAATTTTTTTTATTTCAATTTTGTAACCAGCTTTTTCAAGTATTCTTGAGATTTTATTGAAACTATTTCCAGAGTTGTTATTTTTTAGAATATCCATAAATACTTTTACACCTTGTCTTGTCATTCCAACTTTTCTACCAAATTCAGCTCTGGAATTATACTTCAACCTTATTTCGTTATCTAAAATTTCATACACATTTCCAGTATTCATTATTTTCCTCCTTTTGTACCTTATTTAGCATACTTTAAATTTAAAATTTTTTCAACTAATTGTACCTTATTTAATCTACTAAGTCAAGATTTTTTTTACAAAAAAAAGAGCTATTCCAATTTTTTGAATAACTCTTTATTAAAATTTATTTGCTTTCACAAGCAATTCCATCTCTGTCCCTATCTAAATGTCTTGCATATCCAGGCTCACCCTTTTTGATGTTTTTATACCCTTTCGATCTAGCTTCCTTACAATTTTTAAAATGTAATGTTTCTGTGAATGTGTTAGCACTAACAAATGCTAATGTTAAAATTACAAATAATTTTTTCATTTTGATTCCTCCGTCTTTTTATATTTTGAAACCAAAATTAACCCTACTTAGATTTATTATGTATCAATATTTTTTGTTATCATCTTCATATATTTTTTAAAATCAACATCTTGTAGTATCAAAATATCCTTTTTGAACCACATTTCTGCTATTTCATGATTTCTTTCATTCTTTGATTAATTTCTGATATATTAATCATGTTAAAATAATTAAATGCTTCCGTCAAATACTCGGAGCAAGTATAAGTATTTAATTTTAAACGATTAGTGTTTTTAGATAAGTCGAAATCACCCTTAAAACTGCCATAATAAAGCTCATCATTTACATCAAAAACATTGTAATGATTTTTTGATTCAATTATTAAATATCCATTTTCTAAAAATTCTAAAAACTTTTTTAAGGATAATTCAATCGGATCAAATGTGTATAATTTTTTTTGAATTGCATGTTTATATTCTACACGCTTGAGCATGTCTTTAGAGTATATAAAGTTGACTTTATTTGCTAAATTTTGTATTTTTTCACCAGTCTTAGCCATTATAAATTCTTCAAAAAAATCTCCAATATCACTATCTTCAAGCCAATTATACAAAATTTCTAGTTTTTCTTTTGCATTTTCAGTTGAATCATCTAAATTAGTCAAATCACCTTCAATTAGTTGAAATCTGTGTTTACAATATTGCATTCTTTTGCCTGCGGGGCAACCGCAGCCACTATGTATATCTCTAGAATTTTCTTCCTTCCAAAAAGCAACTCTATAAGGCTTTTTTCCAGAGCCTTTCACATAAAATACTAAAACTTTTTCCTTATTTTCTTTCACAAAAATCCTCCATTCTCTAAAATATTATAATTCTTTTATTTTATCTTTTGCTTCGCTAATCATTTCTTTTACTTCGTCATAATGTCCATTTTTAAAACTCATATATTCAATTTTTTCAATAATCAAATTCAAAATATTCTTTTGTTCGTTCGTATCTAAAGTTTTTACTAATCCTAATATACTATCTAAAAAATCTTCAGTAATATCATCAAAATTTAATTCTCTCAAGATACTATTCGGCAACTTAGCTTTACAATATTCTATTGACAATCGTTTTTTATATAACGGGTACACTTTAAATAAACCTTCAATCATAGTTTCGGAAGGCACACTTTTCCCTTTTTCAACTTTATCTATAAAAGTAAAAAAAATTCCTGATTTTTCTGCCAAGCCTCTTAGCGAATCTCCATTTGCAGTTCTAATTTCTTTTAACGTTTGTCCAAAGCTCATAAAAATCACCTTCCCATAAATGTATTTAATATATTATACAATATTTTTTTAAAAAAGAAAAATTTTTATTGACATTGTATCTTATTTATGGTACTATGAATTGTAGAATAAAAAAGGTACAAAAGTGAACGATAGGAGATGATTAAAATGATAGAACTAAAAGAAATAAAAGATATTGTCTCTGACGAAATACAGAGACAGATTGCAGACGGTACTTTCGTGAAAAATTACGACGAAGGTACAATTGAATTTACTGATGAGCAATTAGAAGAAACTCTGCAAGAATTTGCAGAAAATGGCTGGGATTCGGAAGAAATAGAAGTTGTAAAAGAGGCTTTTGAAAATTACAATTTTGAAGAAGAGGAGGAAATCAGCATATCTTATAAAGACTGTAATGGCGGAATCGACTGGTACGACACAGGGGAAACGAGAATAAATTATTTTGAGATGAAGAAAGTAGGAGGTAAAGAAAATGAAGCATAAATTTGAAGCACTAGCGTTAGTGAATGATAATAGTAGCAAAGTAAGAGAAAAAGAAGCGAAGAAAATTATCAATAAAATAAAAAAAATGTTTAAAAAATAATTGATGTTTTACCAAGCTCATTAGCAATAGTTAGTGAGTTTGGATAAGATATTAGTTATCTTAGACAATAAAAATATAGATGGGAGAGATTTTTTATGAAAAATAAAATAACAATTGAAAGAAGAAAAAAAGCTGGAGTTTTAGTTCCAAAACTAAATGGAGAAATTTTGGAAGGAGTAAAAAATATAAATATTTCTTACTCCTACGGTGAAACTGAAGAAGAAAAAAAAGAAATTGTTGAATTAACTTTTGAAAATTCTGAAATAGAAATTATTGATGTAGACTAATTTCTTTATCTATAAGTTTTGAAAGTCGAAATTGCTGATTTGGGATAAAAATAGGAGGAATATGGACGGAAAAAAAGAATATGTTAAAAAAATAAAATGTGAACTATATAATGATAATTTTCAAAACTATAAAAAATATCACATACCTAAAAAGGCACAGCTTGTAATAGCAGATATTCCATATAATTTAGGAAATAATGCTTTTGCAAGCAGTCCAGAGTGGTATGTTGACGGAGATAACAAAAAAGGCGAAAGCAAAAAGGCAAACTCAAGTTTTTTCAAAACTGATGTGAACTTTAACCTTGCTGAATATATGCACTTTTGCTCAAAACTTCTGATAAAGGAACCAAAGGAAAAAGGAAAAGCACCAGCAATGATAATATTCTGTGCATTCCAACAAATCAGCACGTTAGTAAAGTATGCTAAAATGCACGGATTTAACAACTATTATCCGTTAGTTTTTATAAAGCATAGCAGTTCGCAGGTGTTAAAGGCTAATATGAAAATAGTTGGAGCAACAGAATATGCACTAGTATTTTACAGAAATAAATTACCAAAATTCAATAATAATGGCAAAATGATAAAAAACTGGTTTGAATGGAAGCCTGATCCAAAAGCAATATACCCAAAAGTACATCCGACACAAAAGCCAGTGAATCTGTTAAAAACACTAATTAAAATATTTACGGATATTAATGATACAGTAATTGATCCAGTCGCAGGAAGCGGCAGCACATTAAGAGCGGCAAAAGAACTAAAAAGAAACAGTTATGGATTTGAAGTGGAAAAGGAATTTTATAAAAAAGCGACTACAGAAATGTTAAAAGAGGAAAAAGTGAAACAATTAAATTTATTTTAGGAGGAAAAATGAAAAAGAGAATATTTAAAAATACTGTAAAAGTGATTTTAACTATCGCATTAACTGTTGCAGCTTATAAATATGCTGCGATAGAAAGAGGGCATTTTTTAGGACTGATTGGCGGTGGAGAAACTTTTATTCCAGCGCTGTGCGGAATGCTGTTTTGGCTTTTGCCTTCAATGGTTAAAGAAATGTTGAGAAAGTAGGAGAAAATTATGAGCAGTTTGAGGAAAATTAAAAAGAAAAAGTTTAAAGAGGAAATAACTGAAAAAGCAATGGATTACACAAAATTTGTGCTAGATGAAAACGAAAAGACAAAAGTTTTCTCGATGATGGCGTTGTCAAATTTGTGTAAATATTATAGAAACTATTTTAGTATCGTCGGTATTACCGACAAAAATCTTGTAAAAGGTGACACTAAAATATCTAAGTTGTCAGAGGAGCAGACTCTATGGTGCAGCTTTGAACTTGAGGACATCATACAACGAAGTTTTAGGACATTGACAAGACTCATAGAGGAATATGATTATGAAGATTTGCAAAATCCAAATCAGCGGAAAATAAAAGACTTTAAAAATGAATTTGTAGTCGTCGAATTTTCAAAAATTTATCAAAAAGAATTAATAAATTTAAAAATTAAATTTGATAAATATCTAAAAACTAGATACGAAGAAACAGAAAATGCGCTAAAACAGATACTTGTAATATTTGCATACTATAACATATTTAAAGCACAAATTTGCAACAAAATAAAAGATTTTAATAAAAAAAATAGAATGTATATAAAAACTTTGATAACAAAAACAGATAAAAAATTCGCAGAAATGGAAGAGGTCATCGTAGAAAGTGGGGAAATTGACTTTGAAAAAGAGGCGTTAAGCCTACTAGCTTTTGAAGAAGCTGGAATCAAAATTAAATGGGTAGGATATAGCAGAAAAGAAGCATTAAAAGCTAGAAAAAAATACGAAAGGATTAGCGGATAAGATGAAAAAAGAAATTAAGGAAAAAGTGATGAAAATAATGGATTTAGCTCTTGAAATAAACTCAAGAGAAAAAAATACAATTTTTGTTGAGTTTTCTGGTCATACAAATGAAATTTGTGTTCACGCTTATGAAAGCGGGTGGGAACACTGGATAAAAACTGAAGAAGGAAGAAAAAAAATGAATGAAAGTTATTTATATTTAGACAAAGACGATTGTGTTGAAAAATTAAATAATTTAATAAAAAAATTGAAAGAAATGAAAGGATAAAGATATGAATATTTACGAAAAAATACAACAAGCAAGAGTAGAATTACAAAAAAGCGGACTTAAAAAAAGTGGGCATAATAAATTTGCAGGTTTTGATTATTTTGAATTAAAAGATTTTTTACCACGAGTGAATACAATTTTCAGTGAATTAAAATTGTTTTCAAAATTTGATTTGACTGAAAACGAAGGAATTTTAACTATTATTAACTCTGAGAATTTAGAAGAAAAAGAAACTTTTGTGACACCTATTGCAAAAATAGAGACGAAAGGACAAAATGTTTTACAACAAATAGGCTCAACTCATACATATTTAAAAAGATACTGCTACTACAATGCTTTAGAAATAATTGCAAATGATGACTTTGAGTCAACAATTGACAAAGGAGAATATGAAAAAGCGATTAAATCAATTAACACATTTCGCCAATTTTTTGAAAAAGAATTAAGTGACTTTATGTTAATAAACAATGCTAGGCAAATAGCGGATTTAGAACCGTTTCAGGTTATAAAATTCAAAAAATTTATGCATAAAAAAGCAAAAAACGATTCTGAACTTGCAAAAAAAATAAAAAAATTTAGTGAAAAAGGAGAATAAAAAATATGAATAGTGTAATATTGATGGGGAGATTAACAAGAGATGTAGAGTTAAATTACAGCAAAAATGGAAAAGCATTTACAAGATTTGCAATAGCAGTAAACAGAATCGGAGAAGGAGCTGATTTTATAAACTGTGTTGCTTGGGAGAAAACGGCTGAAACAATAGCTGAGTATTTCAAAAAAGGTCAAAGAATTTTAGTTCAAGGAAGCATTAGAACAGGAAGTTATGAAAGAAACGGTCAGACTGTTCATACAACTGATATTTTAATAAGCCGATTTGAATTTATCGAAAGCAGCAAAAAGAAATATGCTGATGACGATGAATTTCCTTTCAGCTAAAAAAATAGGGGGGATTAGAAAATAAAAACAGGAGAAAAAGATATGAGTTTAAGTTTAATAAAATATGAGTTAAAAGAAATAAATAATATCGCAAATTTTTTAGACAGCGAAAATAACGAATTAGACGAAGAAACAATAAACGACACAAAAGAAAGTGTAGAATTGCTTTTAGAAGAAAAATCAGAGCAATTAGAGTTAATATTAAAAGAACTAGAAGCGAAAGAAGAAAAATGCAAAGAAATTGCTGATTTTTATGCTAAAAAAGCAAAATATACAAACGAAAAGAAAAAAATGTTCAAGGAATTAATCCTGGAGGCAATGCGGAAACTCGGTGCTAAGAAAATAGAAACTGTAACAGGAACATTTACAATTAGAAATAACACGCCTTCCTTGATAATTGATGATGTGAGTTTAATACCAGGAAAATTTATAACGACAGTTCAAACTGATAAAATTGAAAAAAATGAGATAAAAAAAGAAATTAAAAACGGTGTTGAAATACCAGGCGTGCATTTAGAAACAACTCAAAGTTTATTAGTAAAATAATAAAAGTAGGGGAATGTTTGAGAAAAACAGGAGGATAAAATGAGTAGAGAAATAAAATTCAGAGCTTGGCTTAAAGAAGACAAGAAAATGGAAAATGTCAAAACAATAGATTTTACAGATAAAACTATACGATGTTTAAAAAAGAATGAATTTATTAATGCATATCTTTTAAGAAGAGTGAGCTTTGATGATGTTGAGTTAATGCAATATACAGGATTAAAAGACAAAAACAGCAAAGAAATTTATGAAAAGGATATAGTTTCTTGTAATAAATATAAAAATATAGTTATATTTTTTGAAAATGGATGTTTCAAGGTTAGATATCCCAAAAATGATACAACTAATATAATATGTACATTAGATACATTTTTAGAAAAATATAAGTGCAAAATTTCAGGAAATATTTATGAAAATTTTGAATTATTGGAGGATAACAAGTGAGTAAATACAAGGTAGGATTTTATGTGAACAGCAACGCAAATATCTACTCTACAAATGCTGAAGTTATAGATTTAGTAGAAGATTACGGCTATACAGAGGAAAAGGCAGAAGAAATAATAAATGATGAAGAAAAACTTAAAGAAGAATTTAAAGAATGGCTTTGGGACACTATAGAAGTAGGCTTTCAATTTCTTGAAACAGAAAAAGAAGTTGAGGGCTGGAAAAGGATGGATCAATGATAAAATATGCTGAAATACACAAAATCAAAATTGAAAATGAAATAAGATATGTAGCAAAAATGTATGTCACTTATAGAGACGAAATGATAGATAGTTTTAGCAGCAGTTGTTTAGAAAAAGTTGTTGAATATTTAATAAGCAAAGAATACGTTATATCAAATTATTTTGATATGACAGAAATGGAGGGATAATGAAAATAAAATTAAGTGTAAAAGAATGTGCCGAATTCATGAATAAGAGTCAACCTTATATAAGAAAAGGGTTACGTAATAAAAGGTTTCCATTTGGCTCAGCAGTTCAAACAAAAGAACCAACACCCGAAAATCCTGAAGGCAACTGGGACTACCACATCCCACTTATACCAGTTGAACAATATATGGGAATAAGCTACGAAGAATGGTTAAAGATTAAAAGGGTGTGATTAAACTATGAAACTCAAAAATCCTAATGGATATGGTTCTATCATAAAACTTTCAGGGAAACGAAGAAAGCCGTTTGCTGTTAGAGTCACAGCAGGATGGAGCAAGAAAGGAAAACAAATTTATAGGTACGTTGGTTATTACAGCAATTTAAAGGAAGCTAATCAAAAACTGGTTGATTATAATAAAAATCCATATAATTTAGATGGGGAAAATGTCACATTTGAAGATGTGTTTGAAAAATGGAAAAAAAGAAAATATACTATTGTTGGACATTCCGCACAGCTCGGATATAACGCTGCCTTTAAAACGGCTATTAAACTTCACAAAATGAAATTTGTGGATATCAAAACTTCCCATATGCAAGAAGTTTTATCAAACGATACTAGAAAACACGGTTCACGTAGAAAGTTAAAAATACTTTTTAATCAACTTTTTGATTATGCAATGAAAAATGATATTGTTACAAAAGATTATAGTAAATATGTTGAACTTGAGAAAAATAACGAGAAAAGCACAAGAAAGCCATTTTCAGAAAGCGAGATGCAGAAATTATGGGAATTGTCAAATGATATGGAATGGGTAGATACTATTTTGATATTAATATATACAGGATTTAGGATAGGAGAATTGTTGGAAATTAAAAATTCCGATATCAATTTAGAAGAGCAGTATATAAAAGGGGGGCTAAAAACCGAAGCAGGAAAAGATAGAATTGTTCCGATTAATTCAAAAATACTTCCTTTTATAAAAAATAGAATGCAAAAGAAGAATAAATACTTGATTGTGAATTTTAAGGGAGAGCAGATGAAATATAACAACTACTACAAAGAGAAATTCCAACCTATCATGGAACAACTAGGAATGAAACATAAGGTACACGATACTAGGCACACTTTCGCAACTCTTTTGAGTAATGCGGATGCAAATAGCGTTTCTGTAAAAAAATTAATAGGACATAACAGTTATATGACAACTGAAAAGTTTTATACTCATAAGGACATTGAAGAGTTAAGAAAAGCGGTAGAAAAGATATAG